TCTATAAAACCCACTAGCCGTAGAAAGGTTAGTTGCTCCGTTAGATACAATTACTGCCATTATAGATTCTCCTCATAACTATCACATGCCTGTTGTGCAAGTGCAGTCAATTCTTCTTTACCGTCACCCATATTGCCTTCTGTTGAAAGGTCATTTACAACAATAGTATGCCCACCCCCATAAAAGGTAGAGTCTCGTTCGCTAGCGTCTGAGCCAGCTAGTTTGATGTATTCAGGGGATGAAGTACCCCCACCAATAGAGGCAGATCCGACTATATCATCCCATGTAGTGCCGTTATATACCTTAATAGCCACTATTCTATCTCCGTACCTATTGCTAATTCATTACTTATTTCATATTCTGCTTGATATTTTGCAACTTCAGATCGAATTTCACTCACAGCATTTGATGGAATACAGTCCATCGATTGATTGCTTAATACAACCTTGCCATCATCATCGACAATATCAAATGTAAACATCTGCTTCAGTCCGAATTTTAATTCCGTTTTTCCTGTAATTATTGCTTTCATATACCCTCCTTAACTATAACTTTGACTTGCTCTATTGGTCCAGGCCGTTGCATATCCACTCGATCCAGATGCATATAATCGAGTATTATCGGCCAATGTTCTTCTGTAAATATACCAGCTTCCGTTGCTTTCATGCTCAAGACCGACATAAACATATGTCGTGCCATAATCAGGCTCATCAGCTATATGGTATCCACTGACACCAGAGCCAGTGCTCGGAGTAAAGTTTGCAAGCAAAGCGTCTACCTGAGATTTATTATAGTACCTTTGAGGATTAAAGCCTCCTGGGGTTATAATCATCTGATTATTCTTCGGAAAATCAGCAGCTTTACTCTTTGGCATTCCAGTGATCGGATTTATTCTCATTTGAATGCCTCATCAATATAAGTATAATCAAGATCCTCTTTTTTGGCCCAGGCTTTGCTGTACCCTGTAGAGCCTGCAGCATAGCGTTGCTGATCGTCAGTGCCTTCGACTATGTACCATGCACCAGATCGATGCAGGAAGCCATAGTAATCAGTATCACCCTCTTCTTCATCATGTGGCTTATATTCAGATAATGGAATCAATGGCTCTGGCTCTTGAGATGTTGCAATGGCAGCCAGTGAAGTTAATACCTGAATGATTTCATCTGGTACATCAGCTTTCTGGATGATCGTTTTATGTTCAGGGGTTATTTTGTCAGATAGTTTTGTCAGTGCTTTTTCAAGATGTTCTTTAGCAGCCTTCCGATCATCAATGATAGTTTCAGAAAGTGACTGTACACTTTTTGTGACATCAGTCTTTAATGATGAGACTTTTGCATCTGTATCTTCTTGAGTTTTTTTGATTTCTTCACCCACTTTTTTCTCCAGTCTTTTTAGCATAGTATCACGCTCACGATTTGCAATAAACGATCGGCTGAATCCATTATCGCTGCCATCCCACAAAACAGGTATTGAATCGAGATCAATTTCTTCTCCTGCATCTTCATAACACTCACATCCTGGATGGCCAGGAGGAGTCATATCACCCGATGAGAATGCTTGATCCAATGGTACTGGCCCATCATCAGCATTGCCTTCACAAATATCGCATGTATTTGGCCCTGCAGGTATCCACCGCTTTGTCTGAAAGCCATTCTCTCGTAAGAATGCATCTTGTGCTGTAGACATAGCCTGATTGGTCTCTGTATTGGCTATTTGATATGCACGAGTGGCAGAAATACCTTCAAACTCGGCTTCGATCATGGTGGCCAGCTCATCAAGAGTATCCAAGTTTAATCGGCTATCACGAATCAGCGTAATCATCCGCTTGCGAGTAGTCTCATCAATTGATGATCGGTGCAGCAGATAGTTTGCCTGATCTTTGAGTGCAGCTATGTAGTACTGATTGGTTAATTCAAATTCAACAAAGCCCGATGCTTTCTGAATAACACCGATCCGAGCATACGAGGCTTGCATGGAGAATATGAATGCATTGTATAGATATGCATAAACCTTATCTTGTGACACATACTCTGTAATACGAGGCATAGCATTGCTCAGCCAGCCACCGAGCTTTGCATCGAATTCAGATGTAGTTAATGCCTCATCTTTTAAAAAATCAATCTGATCAAGATTCTTGCCGAGCCACTGGGCCTGTTTAAATATGGCCTGTTCAATCTTAGAAATGAATTGCTCAAAACTTACGGATTCTCTGAAAGCTTCGAGTGGCTCATTCTTCTTATTTGCTTTTTGAATAAATTGAGAGACCACCGCATCTAGTTTGTGCAGTTCAGTCTTTTTCATAGTATTCTATTCAGACTCTTTTTAAGATTAATAGTATCTGCCAAGAAGTTGACCTGGTAATCTGCCATATATTCACTGAATACTGTTCGAACATCTTCAGCAGTAGCAGCTTTGCTCAAGCGATTATTCATTTCATCCACCACATTTTCAGGTAATACATCTGAGTTAAATTTTCTCAAAGTTTTTCCAGTCTTTACTCGATTGATGGCATACTTTCTGAAAGCTCTGAGCTCAGTAACCAGTTGTATGTGAGTATCTGTGGCTGACTTTGTGGAGTTATCCACAGGCTCTTCTTTCGGTGCAGGCTTGTTGTCCACAGAGTTATCCACAGGCTCTACAACTTGATTCTGTGCTGCACGAGCATCAGCTTCCGCTTGTGCTTGAGCGTCACGACTCTCATTATCGATAAATACAGGTGTACCGAGCACGAATGGCTTATCCACACCGATCGGCTCTTCACCACGAGCTCTTCGAACTTCATCAACAGTAGTCTGGCCAGATCGAATCTTTATCTCAGCAACTTCAGCATCTCGCTTCTCATCAGTAACATCGAGGCCAGTGTATTTGAACTTGAGATTCGTGAAGCCGAGATCTTCCTGAATAACGTCTGTAAATATTTCTTCGAAGAATCGGGCCAATGGTACGAGGCCAGCATTGAGACCAATACTCTGCTGTACTTCTCCAGTGGCTTTGTTGACTGTATCAGTAAAGCCGAGCTCCTGTGGCTGAATCTCAAAGAGCATACATGTTTTCTTCATGAGCCACTCTTGGAATTCTTTGTACTTCATATCCTCTGGCTTGATTGCAGGCTTATAGCCAGTAGCACCGTCACCAGATGGCACGAATTTCAATTTACTTGTAGCACGAGTGTCACCAGATAATGCTGCATCCCATAAAGCTTGGAATTCTTTTATTTGATCAGGAGACCAGTCTTTCGGTACTCCGAAAAAGCCTTCAGGGATATTACCTTCAGTGAGTAAATGGAGATTATATATTTCAGATTTGAGGGCAGCGGAGACACCGATAACTAGTGATTCAAGTGGACTGAGGCCATACGGAGTGTATGTCCGACCGTTCATCATTTCATAGTACATCTCATCAGCAGTGAATTCAGCGACCATCTTGCCACGAATATACTGCTTGTATGCAACATCAGGAGGCAATGGAGTGCCACCAGATTCATCAACTTCAAGCACAATGGTAGCTGCATCGACTGGCTGCAGTGCATACAGTCCACCGCCTTGATTTGGCCGTTTGTAGATCGCTAATGCATCGAGAGTCAATAAATCGTCTGTCATGGTGTCCAAGAGCTCTCGGAAGCGTACACGATAGCCACCAATCTTCTTAAACTCACTCTTTAATGGCTTGATAATAGATTTGTAGTCAGTTTTATCATCTTCTTCGGCTGCCACAATATCCCATTCGAGAGTATTGAGCTGTCTTTTTCTTCGATTGATTGCAGCACGAGCTACATCGTACTGGACTGAGAAGCGTCTGAGTGTGGCAAAGTCTATGCCACTGCCAGGTTTTGATCGAGCTGTGATTTGATTACTGAATGGCATACGATCACGAAGGACCATACCCATTGATGAATCTTTTTGTATATTTTCTGATGCGTCTGCCTTTAGATAGTCAGCCAGTGGCTTTAGTATTGCCCTGGTATATGCATCTTTCATTAATCCCATTTTGCTATGCTCCTCTGTTTAGTGATGCTATAGCCTCAGCTTGTGAGACCCTCTCATCTGCTACTTTATCGGCATAAAATTGCTTGATACCGCTACTCTGATTATAACTGTCATATGCGTAATTCATAAGAGCAGTGCTATCAGGATGATCATCATGAGCATCTTGTTTATCGGGATGAGCCACGACCATTAATTCTCCGATGTATCGTTTCTCGAGATCAATAAATTCATCTTCAAATTCTTCAGCATCTTTGGCCGTTGCTTGTTCAGGTGAAAGCATTGAGCCAGGTGCAATCGCTTTGACTGGATGTTTCATGACATCCTGCCAGAAGTACCCGAAGTTTGCATTGACCATTTTCTGATATAACGCTTTGTAGATAATATCCTTGCTCATGCGAGAGAATTTTAATCGATAAACTTTATACGGTGTCATTCTTTCAAACTTATCTGGCATGAAATCTCCTTGCCCTGTGGAGTCAATAGAGCCAGCAGCTATCTTGAACCACTGAAGCTCTGCAGCCAGGGTATCGAATTGATCTTCATAGTTAGTGCCATGCATTCCACCAACCGATCGGACCACCGTCAGCTTGCCATCAATAACACGACCAATCTTTAATATAGTTTGGTCCGTTGACTTTGCCGTATCGATTCCAAAGTAGTGATCCTGCTCAAGCCAAGCTCTGTATTGTTCATACTTATCCACAGGTATGTTTTTATCCTGTGCATAACTATCGCATTCGGGCAGTGTCCTTCGGCCAGATTTATACC